AGAGGAGAATAAACCTATGGCATTTCAAGTATCACCAGGTGTTCTCGTACAGGAAAAAGATTTAAGTAGAATTATTCCTGCGGTATCAACATCAATCGGAGCTTTTGCGGGACAATTCGCAAGAGGACCAGTTGACGAAATCGTAGCAATTTCTAGTGAACAAGAATTAGTAGATACGTTTGGAAAACCAGACTCAACAAACTTTGAGTATTTTTTCAGCGCTGCTAACTTCTTACAATACTCTAACGCATTAAGAGTAGTACGAGCTACCAATTCATCTTTGACAAATGCTAACAGCGCAGGATCAAGCGTGTTAGTAAAAAACACAGATGATTACGAAAATAACTATGAAAGCGGACAAGGTGTAGTAGGAACTTTTGCTGCAAGATCAGCAGGAGCTTGGGGAAACAACTTATTAGTTGCAACTTGCCCATCGGCTACAGCTTACGAACAAGTATCATCATCATTAGTGGCTTCTGATTCAACAACAAACGTAGTAGGAGATACTTCTGTTGCTGTTGATGATAATAGCGCATTCAATGTTGGAGATATTATTCAGTTTTCAACAACTGCTGCAACATCAGATTTTGATGACGGTGATTTTTATAGAATCACATCATTAGGAGCTGGTGAAACAATTAATTTCGTTCAACACCCTAGAGGTTCTGGCGGATTAAAAAGAACAGTATTAGATAATGCAAGAATAAAAAGAAGATGGAGATATTACGATTCAGTAGATGGCGCTCCAGGAACATCATCATACGTTTCAACAAGAAACGGATCAGGTGATGAAATCCACGTTGTAGTCGTTGACGAAGACGGTGGTATCACTGGTACACCAGGCGAAGTAATAGAATCATTTTCTAATTTATCAAAAGCGAGTGACGCAAAATCTCCACAAGGAGACACTAACTACTATCCAACTGTGATTAAGAATAAGTCACAGTTTATTTACTGGATGGACCACAATACTTCTGGTACTAATTGGGGTAACGCTGCTACTGGAACAACTTTCACAGCAGTTAATACACCAACTTTAGAATCATTATCTGCTGGTGCAGATGGTTCTGCGGTAACAGACGGACAATTGAAAACTGCTTACGAGAAGTTCCAAGATGCCGAAACTGTTGATGTAGGATTAATCATCGCTGGTCCAAGTGGAAGTACAACACACGTTGACAATCTAATCACTATTGCAGAGAATAGAAAAGACGCTGTTGTATTTTGTTCACCACAAAGAGCAGATGTAGTTAATGTTACTAACTCAAATACACAAACAACTAACGTTATTGATTTCTTTGATAACATTAGATCATCTAGTTATGTTGTATTTGATAGTGGTTACAAATATTGTTACGATAGATATTCTGACGTATACAGATTTGTTCCATTAAATGGTGACACTGCGGGTCTAGCAGCAAGAACTGATTTAATTGCAGATAGTTGGTATTCACCAGCAGGCTTTAACAGAGGTATCGTTAGAGGCGCAGTTAAATTAGCGTACAATCCAACTAAGGCACAAAGAGATCAATTATACCCTGCAAGAGTTAATCCTGTGGCAACTTTCCCAGGTCAAGGTACAATTCTTTTTGGTGACAAAACTGGATTGTCTTCACCAAGTGCTTTTGATAGAATCAACGTAAGAAGATTGTTTATCACTTTAGAGAAGGCAATATCAACTGCTTCTAAATTTCAACTTTTTGAGTTCAATGATGAATTTACAAGAGCTAACTTTAGAAACATTGTAGAGCCTTTCCTAAGAGAAGTACAAGGTAGACGAGGTATCACAGACTTTTTAGTAGTATGTGATGAAACTAACAATACAGGCGATGTAATTGATAGAAATGAATTTAAAGCAGAGATTTTTATTAAACCTGCTAGAAGTATCAACTTTATCACATTATCGTTTGTAGCAACCAGAACTGGCGTGGCTTTTGAAGAAGTCGCTGGCGGATAATAGTAGAGGAGAATAGAAAATGGCAAACATATCAGACTTCAAAGCTAAACTTGCTGGCGGTGGCGCTAGAGCCAATCAGTTTAAGGTAACAATGCCTTTCCCTGGTTACGCACAAGTTGGTGGCGAAATAGAAGACTTAGCGTTTTTATGTCGTGGTGCAGCAATTCCCGCAATGACGGTGACAAATATAAATGTCAACTTCAGAGGAAGAGCTGTTAAGATCGCAGGAGATAGAGAAATCCCTAACTGGACTATCACTGTATTAAATGACACAAGCTTTAAATTAAGAAATGCTTTCGAAAGATGGCAGAATGGTATCAACAATATGAGCGACAACGAAGGATTAACAAATCCAGTTGACTATCAAGTTGATGCGTTTGTAGATCATTTAGATAGAAACGGTAATACGATTAAGTCTTATACTTTAAGAGGTGCATACCCAGTTAGTATTAGTGAAATCGCTTTAGACTTTGATGAAAAGACTGAAGTTGAAACTTTTACAGTTGAGTTTGCTTACCAATTTTTTGATACAAATACTACAACTTAATATTAATTAGAGGGGCTTCGGCCCCTCTTTTAAATCCCTTATAAGTAGTAGTACAAGGAGATATTATGGCAGAATTATTCGGCTTTTCAGTAACACGATTAAAAAAACAAGCAGATCCAAAACAGGCTTTTACAACAGCTCAAGCAGATGACGGTACACAAACGGTCAATGCTGGAGGTCACTTTGGTTCATACTTGGATATGGAAGGTACTGCTAAAACAGAGCAAGACCTAATTCGTAGATATAGAGAAATAGCTTTACACCCTGAATGCGATATGGCAATCGAAGATATTGTCAATGAAGCAATTGTCGCAAATGAATTAAAAGACGCAGTAAGAATTAATTTAACCGATTTACCTTACGGCAAAGAAGTAAGAAGAAAAATAGAAGATGAATTTATTGAAGTTTTAAAATTAATGAACTTCAATACAAAAGGACACGACCTTTTTAGAAGATGGTATGTAGATGGAAGAATCTTTTTTCAAAAGATTATTGATAGAGAAAGTCCTAAAAAAGGTATCACAGAATTAAAATATATTGATCCAAGAAAGATCAAAAAGATTAGAGAAGTTAGAAAGAAAAGACCTGACACTCCAATGCCATCATCACTAAACAGTTTGGCTGTAGTTGATGAATATATTGAATACTTTTTATATAATGAAAGAGGACTATCAGGTACAACTGGACAATCTGGTATTAAAATAGCACCAGACACAATTGCGTTCTGTCCATCTGGATTAATTGATCAGAATAAAAATATGGTATTGTCTTATTTACATAAGGCGATCAAACCTGTTAATCAATTAAGAATGATTGAAGATGCAGCAGTCATTTATAGAATTGCTAGAGCGCCAGAAAGAAGAATATTTAAGATTGACGTTGGTAATTTACCAAAAGTAAAAGCAGAACAATATTTAAGAGATGTAATGGCAAGATATAGAAACAAACTTGTCTATGACGCAAACACAGGAGAAATAAGAGATGACAGAAATTATATGTCAATGTTGGAAGACTTCTGGTTACCAAGTAGAGAGGGTGGAAGAGGTACTGATATTTCTACTTTGCCTGGCGGTCAAAATTTAGGTGAGATTGCTGATATAGAATATTTTAGAGCAAAATTATATCGTTCTTTAAATGTTCCAACAAGTAGATTAGAAGCTTCTCAAGGTTTTAATTTAGGAAGAGCTTCCGAGATTACAAGAGATGAATTAAAATTTACTAAATTTGTTCAAAGATTAAGAAAGAAGTTTACAGAACTTTTCAATGATATTTTAAGAACACAATTAGTATTAAAAGGTATAATTGCTGAAGAAGATTGGTTTACTGTAAGAGATTGTTTACAATATGACTTCTTACAAGATGGACACTTTGCTGAACTAAAACAAACAGAGTTGTTAAGAGAAAGATTAGCATTGGCAAATGAAATGAGAGATTACATTGGTAAATTCTTTTCAGTTGATTACGTTAGAAAACACGTATTAAAACAAAACGCAAGAGAAGTTGAGGAAATGGATAAACAAATTAAGAAAGAAATTAAAGATGGTATTATTCAGGACCCAATGGCTCAAGTTACAAATAGTGACGACACAATAGTATAGGAGTAAAAAATGAGTGAAGAAGTAAAAAACTTTATAGACAAAATCGCAGATGGTGATAATGCTGCTGCTGGAGATGCGTTCAAAGATGCATTAAGAGTAAAAGTAGGAAATTCACTAGACGCACATAGACAAGAAGTTGCTGGTAATATGTTTAATGGAAACTTGGAACAACCACATAGTGACCCTAAACCAGTAATCGCTGATCCAGGAACATTTAACCAAGATGGTTCTGTATCACCTACAACTAATGCCGGCGATGGACAAGCAGATTTAGATTTATCTCAACCATCACCTGTTGGGATAGATGTAGATAATGCTGGTTAGTAGAGTCATAAGAGAAAATCGTTTGATTGACTCAAAAAGTTTTAATGAGTTACCACCTCTTATGAAAGAGGCAATGGTAGATGTATTTAAACTCATTGAAAAAGAAACTGGTAATATTATAGAAAAGTTTGATGGTGCCGTAGCAAAAGTATCTGAGTTTCACGGTATTAATATAGAAAAGTTTTATGAATATATTGACAAAGAAGTTTTAGAACAATTAGGAGAAAAATAAAATGGCACAAACATTCATAGTTAAGGGTAGTGTTGTCACAAATGCATCTGATAATGATTTCAGTAGAGCACAGTATGTTAGAATTACTGCAACTGCTGACACAACTGCTGTACTTGAAGAATCAAATGGTAGTACAGTGATTGGTCAAGTGTATTTAGAAGATGGTGATACAGTTATAATTGAAAAACACCCTGCTGAAAAAATTACTTGTCCAACTTCAAAAGCTAGTGCAGTTGGATCACCGAGAAGTTAATTATGACAATATCAACTACAAAGTTGGTGGACAATAATTTTCATATCATTGTTAACTCAAATGGTATTGGAAATGAAGAAGAACAAACTTTAGTTGATGTTGTAAATTCAAACAACGCTTCTAGTGAATCAAAAGTATCTATAGCGAATATCGTTTATGAGATACGAGGAACTGGAAACGTAACTGTGTTTTTTAAGAATGACACAGAAAAAAAAGTAGTGTTATCAGGTCGTGGTAATTACGGTTTGAAACCTACTGAAGAAAAGATAAAAGACACGATAGGAGATATAATACTATCAAGTGACTCTAATGTAACAAAGTATAATGTTGTTATAGAGGCACATAAAGAAACGGGATATAACTAATGGCTGATACAGTAACATCACAAACAATTGCTGACACTTCAGGTGTAAAGTTTGTAACTAAATTAACAAACTTTTCTGATGGTACAGGCGAAACTTTAGTAAAAAAAGTTGACGCTTCTGAATTAACTTTTATGACTGAAGACGGTAATAGAAAGATTAGTAAGATATGGTATTCTGTGAATACTAATAATAACAAAGCAGGTGTAGAAATTGTATGGGATGGCGCTACAAATGCTACGGCTATGTTCTTATCTGGTAATGGTTATTTTGATTTGAGAACTGCTGGAAACGAAATAACTAACAACGCTACAACGCCAACAGGCGATGTTTTATTATCTACTAAAAATTTTGTAACTGGCGATAATTATACGCTTATTATAGAGTTTAGGTAAAAAAGTTTATAAATATTAGACAAAGAGAGAGCAATATGAAACTAATTTCAGAAGAAGTCGCATCAGCCGAATATCTTGTAGAAGAAAAAAACGGCAAAAAAGAATACAAAATCAAAGGTGTATTCTTACAAGCAAATATCAAAAATAGAAATGGAAGAGTCTATCCTAGAGAAATCCTAGTTAGAGAAGTGAA